TCGCTTCGCGGATCTTGATGCCGGTGAGTCCATAACCTTTTAGGCTGGTCGAGAAGCTATTACCTTTGGCCTGTACAAGCCGGAATAGGCCCTGACAGCCGGAGGTCTGGATAGTGGTGCCATCTGCGGGAGCATCGCGGAGGTTGGGCCAGATAGAGATAGTGGCATTCCCGCTTGCATCGCTACTCACCGGTGCGGTAACTCTGTACAGCCGGGGAAAGATGGAGATGTAGTCCCCAGTCTGCAGTAGATTGCTCTGGCTGGCTGGCCATCCACGAGTCACTACCTGATAGAGGTTCACCCCCGTGCCAAAAACTCCCTGGCCAGCTCCGGAAACTACAGGAGATCCAGCGGGGGAGCCCTTAGGGGTGGCAGCTTTGGGATCTCCAAAGAGGAACGCATTCAGGGGACCACGCAGGGAGAGGATGAAGCTGGCCCAGGCATCGCCATCCAGCCTATGCATGGGTGGAAAGGATAGTGTGCCAGCCCAGTAGGATGCCTGCCAATCAAAAGTCTGCTGCTGACCGGTATAGGTATCTGTAGTGCTGGCTACTATCTCCTGTGGGTCCCAGTCAATAGATAGGACGTTAGCGAGACCCGTCGGGATCGGGATGATGTTAGTGCTGGATGTCCAAGGCATCTATATATTCCTCTTATCCCTGTGGGACGCGACGCTGACGCTCTGCCATAGCTCGGCCTGCATCATGCACCGCCTGTGAGTGTGTTTGCCGCATCGCGGCCTCGGTGTGAGCAGCGACGAGAGCAGCATCCGTACCGCGAGCATCGATGACATAGGTAGGAGATCCACCAGCGGAGTGAGGTACTACATGAGAGCCTCGCGGGAGATATACCTGCTCTGGTCCTTGCTCCCCGGTGTTATAGACTCCACTCTGGAGTACATCTCCACCCAAGGCGAAGCCACCTAAGGCATGACCAAAGATCGATCCGATCCCCTTGAGGAAGCCACCTCCAGGCAGCTTGCCGAGCGCGGACGTGAGAATGCTCCCGCCGACCTGCCCCATGCTCTTGCCCGCCGCACCCGCGATGGGATCGGCACTCCTAACGTAAAACGGGTTATCCCGGCTGCCGTCGGACTTGCCACCTATGCCGAGGCGCGACATCAGCGCATGCTCACCAGTCTTCAGCGCGCCCTGGGTCAGCTTATTCGCCTCACCCTTGGCCATTCCAGACCAGTTAGTTTTACCACCTGTAACCCAGGTGGCTATCTGTGAGTTGATGCCATCCAGAGCCTGCATCCACTTTTGTCGTATTTGGTCGGAGTACTGCTCGTGCAACTCGACCAGGCGCTCGCCGCCCTCACGCTCAACCTCGTCAATCCGATCGGAGATCCGCTTTGCCTCATCTACCTTGCCGATCGATAAATACAGATCACGCTGTGCGCCCAAAGCGGCCGTGGTGCCCGTCGTCTCGGCAATAACTGCTCCGCGGCGCGCCTGATAAGCATCGCGCTCGCTCATATCACCATTTTTTACGCTGCGAGAGATCTCCCTATCTGCATCCTGCATGCGCCTCTGAGCGATCGAGATAAGATCTTTCTGGGCATCTCTTTGCGACCGGACGCCAGCTATGTACTCCTTAGTTTGCTCTTTTTCCGCGGCCTGCACCCGCTTGTCGTCTTCTAGCCGCTGCTGCGTGTACTCGTGATATCCGGCCTTGAGAGCCTCAGTGACACGGTCCTCTCCATGTGTGGCGAGCTGTCCATCGGAGATGGTACCCGCGATGATGGAGCTTAGCTCGCGGGATCTTTTAGCCGCTTCCTCTTTGGCTTTTCGTGCCGCTGCCTCGCCGGCCTTGCGGCTGGCCGCTGCGGCTTCATCCTTCGCATTCTGCGCTGTGAGATCGCGATTATCGATTCCCAACTGCAGAGAGTCGGATACCTCACCGAGAGCTGATCCGTAGTCCTGCAACTGCGCTATGCGTTTTGCCTGATTTGGGCCGCCACGACGGAGCCCGGTCCGCGGATCTGGAGCCATGTCCCGCTGGGCGGCCGCGAGCTGCGCAGCCTGCCATTGCATCGTGGCATCAATCGCATGCTTGCGCCGGGCATCAAACTCCGCTTGCGTCCTGGATAACTCACTCTGCGACGCGCCGCCATTACGCAGCCCAGCAAGCTTCTCGCGCTCCTCACGGTCAACGTCGCGCAGCTGTTCCTGTAGTCCTTTATTCTTCTCGGAGATATCACTTGTTCCGGCATTGCCGGCGAGGCGGCTCATAAAGCCCGCCTGCTGTCCCTTCAGCACCTCGCCAATCTTAGCGATGTCCTCATTGAGCTTGTTCCCGAGCTTGTTCGCTGACTCGATCGCCTCATCGATTGCCAGCTTGAGACCATTCTGGGGCGTCCCTTCAAACTTGGCGATGGAGTTAGCGAGCTTATCGTTGGCAACCTGCAAAGCATCATTCGCAGTCTCGATGGAGTCGTGGATCGACGACCATGCCTCTCGGTTCTTCTCCACAGCCTCACGGTTCTTATCGATAAACTCGGATAGCTTTTTCCCTGCTTCGACCAGTACAGAGATAAGTGCGACCACCGCGATAGTGTTGAACGCAGCAGACATCGCTGACGTCACACCTGGGAGCTTCGCGACAAACCCCTGCAAGGCGCGGGGCATGTGTATGCCGAACTCCTCGGTGACCAGGTGTATCCCGTGACGTGCTTCCAGCGAGTGCTCTCGCATCTCGGATGACAGCCGACGAGACTCCTGACGCACCTCGTTTGTCGCTTTTGTGTAGCCGGTGGAGTTGGCTGTAATTTCGATCTGAATCTTAGGGTTTGGCATCAGGTCTCACGATGTTGCGGTAAGGAGCTAAAGCACCGAATAAGACGCCGAATTGCCGGCTGATGGGCACGTTCTTGCGCTTAGGCTCTGCGACCTGGTCATCCTGCATGGATGGCATGTACAGCTTAGGCGTGTATGGCTTCTTCGGTGCGCAGAAGGAGTGATTGACTATTGACGCGGTGCTGATTCCGTTCAATAGCTCTGTATGGATGTGCTCCTCTCGGTTGCGCTCTTGCAGCGCATGAAACTGCCGAGGAGTTAAACGGTAGAACGTCTCATCATCGAGCCTCAGGTCATAGATCGCCACCGACCAGAGGTGCATCCATAGCTCAGGGGAAGTTAGGACTTTACCGCTTCCCCTGTGTCGTTTGGGCTTGTGGCCTCAGGTCTGCTCGCTGTGAGAGCTTTTGCCACAGCCTCGGTTACTCTGCCCATGTCGGGGAATGCAAACAGAGCACCAGCCTGCTGCAGAGTCAGGTCAGGATTCTCCTTGAGGAGTCCAGCCCAGAGCAGGGCGCGGAGCTTCTTCGATGTCAGTTGATCCGGCTCGAAGGCGATGAGCAGATTCTCTCCGACGTGGTCTTCATACGCACAGATGGCATTGAAGTCGTACGCGAGATGATAGGTATTACCTTGTAGCTCGATGGCTACGCTCGGAAGTGTCGGATCTTTGCCGGGTACACCGGCGACGGTCTTACGGGACATACAAGTCTCCAGAATATGAGTGGTGTGTAAGTAGGGATGCGGGGAGTGAGTAGCTCCCCGCTGTCTAACCTAGGAGAGCTATGCTCCCAGCGTGGTGGTGATAGCTCCCGAGACCTTGATCTCAGCTTTGAACGTCACATATTTTTCAAACTGAAGATCGACATTCCACGATGTGACGATGCCGGAGAATGCATCCTTTGTCGCGGTGACAGCCCCGGACTCGATGGGGTAAGTGACAACAAACGGGGTATTCGCTGCGCTTCCGTACGCAGCCGCGAGCGCAGCCTGTCCGGGATCAGTGGGGAGATAGTTACCGTCGATGCTGATGCTACCGTTGTCCCTCAGCGTCGCCATAAAGATTTTGTCAATCGATGGTGTGCTGAGGTCCGTTACATCCTCGGTGTCGATCTTGTTGCCGGTGTGCGCAATGTGCTTGATTCCAGCGATGACCGTAGGAGTCGCACCAATAGACAGTGTTCCAGTTTTTCCGAGAATAGGAACAATTGGATTAGCCATGTGTTCTACCTTTCGAGTGGGCTAAGTGCCCAGGTGTGAGTTAGAGGTGAGGGTGGAGGTGCGACTACGACAAATACTGGATGATGTAGTCCGTCTGTACGCGGAAGGAGAGGATACCCGAGTCGTAATAGTCAGTCACATTTGCCACTCGGATGTCGAGTATGTGAGTACCATCCGCCAGGTCGCCGGTGAAGGACTCCAGGCATGCGCGGATGGCCTTCTGCGCAGCCTGTGCAGCTGCATAGGTGGTGTTGCTCCAGATATCTATCTGGACCCGGGTATCTTCGATTCCTGCCTTACCGTGGAGATCGTATCCAGCGGTGGAGGAGATTACCTGATAGGTCGCGCAGGGGAAAGTGGCATCCTGAGGGAGTAGCACCGGGTAGATACCGCCGGGAATAGCAGGTGACACGAGAGCATCGGAGGATAGCTTGGAGATTAGTCCTGCGATCATACGACCTCCACATCAGATATGCTCTCTACGGCTCCTGTCGATGGCGATTGCATCTCGACGTTTATGCCATCAGCAAGAGCGGTGGCGAATGCCTCTATTGCCGCAGTGCTTAGCTCGTCGAATACAGGTCGAAGCACGGGATGCGCGGGGATATGACGAATAACCTTGCGCTTGCGCTTGCGGCCATGCGTCGTCAGATTGAATCCATTCTCAATCCAGTTCATGACGTGCTGCGTTCGCTTATCAGGACCAGCGAAGGCGGTAGGACCTGCGTCGGCCTGCAGATTGACCGCGACACGCATCGAGGCCTTGAGCATGCCCGGGATTAACCTGGTCGTGTGGCTTTCATCGGTGACCCCATCTGTATTGATGGGCGCTCGCGCGACTAACTCAGGGATAAATACCTCACCTGCTGTACGCAGAGAGTGCTTCATGATGTGGGTCTGCACGGCGAGGTCGAGTGATTCAAATTGCGCGCCTAGCTCATCCAGTCCCCGCACCTCTATCGTTATCTCTTCATCTGCGTAGGGCATCTTAGTTACTCGTGCTTTCTATCTGCATGCAGGCGATGCGCAAGACTCGGTTACGCTCAAGGACGTTGTCCACATCCTGAATCGTGTAGGTGTCATTTTTATGTGTCACGCGCTGTCCCGGCTGGATAGTTATCGCGTCGCTGGGGTAGCGGATGGTGATGAGATGTGTGGATTGATTCGCGAGTGCATTCTGCGCGAATGCATCTTTGTAGCTTGCACCCACGGTGCTAGCGATCTTAGCGCGGGTCGTCAGGATGGTGGCCCAGGTGGAGATAGGCTGACCATAGCTGTCACGTTCCGACTTATTCGCCGACTGGATAGTTACCGAGTGGCGAAGGTCACCAGCGGAGAGGTATAGAGGGTCAAAAGTCATGCTCTAGGTCCTCACGATGTATGGCCGGAGAAGTGCAGCGACGCTAAACTCGGCTTGTTTGCTTGCTTGTGGGTCTGTGGCCTCGCGATGTGCGTACCAGTGACCTACGAGCAGGAGGATTGCGTTGACTATCGACGGCGGAACCTTGGATCGGTCGGAGCCGTCGCCATAGCTGGCGACTGTGTAATGGATCGTGATAGCACCGGGATACATGCCCGATGTAAGTGGCCAGTAGGCACCAGCTATGGGGATCACCGAGCCGGGCTCGCTGGCGGTATCTACCCTGTAGCTCGTCGAGGGCAGTGTGTGAGACTGGCCAGCATCATCTACCCACGTGACGGACTCCACGCTCAGCGTGCGAGCCATCGGAAGACGGATAGCTACCTCGCGGTACCACTCG